GCGGATTGTTTGACCTCTACAATGTGGACAATCGCCGCGAGATGCTGGAAGACCTTCAGACCATGGAGGCTGCAGCGTTAAGCGAATTGGCCAAGGACAAGGATGGCTAGCAAGCAAATTCAGGACATTAAGATCCGCCTTGGTATTGAAGGTTTTGAGGGTCTTGACCGAATCAAAGGCTCCTTTCGGGAGCTTGCAAAGGTAACAAATCTTAGTGACAAGGATATTTCGCGTGCTCGCGATAGCCTTGTTGATTTCGCAAAAAAAGCAGGAGATACTCAGCAGGCCAGCAAAGGGCTTATTGACGCGCTGAAGGGACTTCAGGCGCAGGCAACGAGAAATTCTTCTACTTACAATAAATTAAGCGAAGACATTATTGATTTCAATCAGTCATTGAGGGTGACTGATGCAGAAATCCAAAAGCAGGCTGAATTGCTTGCCAAATCTGCGCGCGCTCATACACAGTCCGAGGCCTCTATTAAAGGTCATGTCAAGGCCCTGCAAGATCTGCGTACTCAGGCATCTCTTGGCGGGCAAGCATATATCGGTATTGGCGCTGAAATTGATCGACTAAATACAAAACTTGAAGAGGGCACGAAAAAAAGCCGCTCGTACCGCAGCGTTTTAGGCCAAGCGCTGTCTGGTGATTCAGAAAAGCTTTCCGGTCAGCTTGAAAAATTAAGGCAAGTTTTGGCTGATGCCGGCAATACTGCTGAGCAGACTGGCCGTGCCATGGCTCAGTTGGCGGTTGGTGGTGCAACTGAGTCGCGAAATCGTATTGCGGCTTTTACAAAAGAAATAGAAGAGCAGCGTCGCGCAATCGCGAGACTTGACGAATCCTTTCTTGATCTACCAAAAACCCCGGCAATTTACGCTCAAAGACTTAGCGAGCTAAATCTTGAATTAAATAACAGTGTAATTGCTAGCGGTCGATATTACGAAATTCTTTCTGATATTTCAACACTTCAGCTTGAATTGCAGCGCGCGCAAGCAATTGGGCGCGGACAGGTGTTATTTGAGCGACTTTCTCTCCCGGAAGGGGCTTCTTCAAGACTTGCCTCCACCCAGCGCAATCTGGGGATGGTCATTGGCGCACTTCGCGAAGAAATGTCGATGCTCGATACGAGCACCGCAGAAGGAAGTGCAAAGTTTGCGCAACAGTCGCGCCAAGTGGCTCAACTTGAAGAGCAGCTCAAGAAGCTTGAAAATCAATATGTCAGTGTTGGCCAGTCTCAGGCCGCCGCTCAGCAAGGCATTAATCCTTACGGTCCTTCTGGAGCAAGAAATCCCCTTTACGGCGAAGATATTGCGCAGCAAGCCATTGAAGGCGTCAAAGAATTCAGGGAAACATATAACAATGCAATAGATAATTTAATTTCCGCAAAAGCAACCTTTAGAGAAAACGAGGCTCGCTTAATTGCTGAGGGCGATCGACAGCAAGAGCAGGCCCATCTTGCGGAGATGGATCGATCTAGGGCTGAATTTGAACAAGCTGATCGCGTTTTTAAAAAAATACTTGAAACTCGGACTTCGCTGCTTGAGCTTCAAAAAAGAGCCGCTGCATCGGCAATGGGCCTTGGCGGTCGAGAGCTTTCTCCGCTTTATGAAAGAATCACCGGCTTGGCTGGCGCGTCGGTGCAGCGCGAGCAATTGATGATGGGCCGAAGCGCCACTCAAGTGCTCACCGATATGCTGACTGCCTTTGAAAAAGGTGGTCGTGGCGTTAACATTAAGCAGAAAAGTACTGAAATTGGCGAAAGCATTGCGCAAGGGGTGGCAAATGGCGCCAGCGATAAAAATACATTGATTTCTGGCGCAAATAATCTTTCGATTCAGTTTATTGCGTCCCTTAAAAAAGCATTCAAGATCAAGAGCCCCTCTCAGGAATCTCGCGATCAGATTGGCGTCCCTATTGGAGAAGGTATTGGCCAGGGAATCATCCAGGGGCTCAAGGCGGTAAAGGGAGATGTGATCGCAGCTGTACGTGTTCTTTTTTCGGACATAGCTGCTACCCCGCAAAAAGCAGGTCTTCCGCCCCGGCAGACGAGTGACCTTGCGGATAAACTGCAATCATTTTTAGCTCGAAGCTCTTCAAGGACTTCCGCGTTTCTACCTTTCGCTCGCCTTATGGGAGAAGATGTTAAGTCTTCCCCTGCGCTTACTCTTGCAGCTTACAGAAAGGCTTATGAACGCGGCGGAATTGTACCTTCGATGTACATGCCAGCCGAGCAACGCAGAGCAGTTCGCGGAGTTTCTGGGTTGCCTGGCTATGGATTAGAGCAGGAAATTATTTCTGGAGCAGTTCGCAATGTTGGTCGCACAGGTGCTTTCGTTGGTCCGTTGGCTGGCCCGAGAACCACCTCGACCGGAATTCGCAGTGTCATTCCTCAAGGGACTTTTCTGCCCCAGCCAGTCGGGACGCCTCCTGAATTCAAAAAGCTAGCCTCTGCCTTAGCAAAAATTGCCGCTGCACCAGAAACTGCATCTCGGCAAATTTCTGGAGCGGGATTCCTAAACCTTCCTACTGCAGCGACAGGCCTTAGTGGCTCTGCATTAAATCAAATTGTAAACCAAAGCTTTTGGAAGCAATTAGGCGCAAGGCCTTTTGCTGGGCAGATTTCTCCTCTATTCCCACCGTCTTCTCCTGTACGTGAAAGGCAGATTTCCAGTTATGGGATGGCTTCGGCTGAATCTTTTCCAGTCGAAGGAATGCTTGGCACTGGTCGATCTTTGCGTTTTGGGAGAGAGAGTGCGGCCGCTTCTACAAAAGAGGCGATTTCCTCATATCGAAATGCTGTCAGTAATTTCTGGGAAGGTGAAACTGGCACTTTTGAGACTATTCGTCGAATTGTCTCTTCTGGCGTTCAATTGAGTGCAAGCAAGCTTGCGCGTCGTCTGACTGAGTCAGTTGAGCTGCCAAGCATTTCAAGTATTGGAGCGCGGGCTCGCGGCATTTTTCCGAGTATTTCTGGTTTACGCGGTCGTTTACCACAAGCTCCGAGTTTTGAAAATTTGTTAAACAAGCTGCCTGATTTGCCTGAATTTATGACTGGGGAGAAGGCTTTTCTCCGTAGCTTGAATGTCATGGAAGGCGCCTATGGAGCAGCCAGGCTCGGAGGCTTTCCGATTGAGGGTATGGCTCGAATTGGCAACGTTCCGGCAGGGGGCGGGTCCTTTGTTCCGATGGCTGGTGCGGCGGCTGCAGGTGGCGGCGGTGGCGGCGGTCGTCCACCTGCTGCAGTCATACCGCCTGCAGCTCCTTCCGAATATCAAAAACTTACTAGCGCTGTAAAGCGTTTTGGTGATGTAAGTCGTCGAAGCACTTCTGATTTGCGTGATTTTGCCGGCAGCTTGACATCTCTTCAAGATATTCTTGATCCAACAGCTGCTGATTTCAAGCAAGTAAATCAGGAAATTGAAAGACAAAACAAGCTTGTTGGACGCGAATTGCAAAGGCGTCAACCAGGGGGTCGCCGAGGCTTGAGCGGAATGCAGCTTGCCCAAGGCGTTGGCGCTGCAATTAGTGGCGGAATTTTTGGTGGCCCCGAGGGCTTGATTGGTGGCCTTGGCGGCTTGGCTGTTGGTGGTGTTGGCGGTGCATTTGCCGGCGCTGCATTTGGCGCTCAAGTGGGTGGTTTGAGGCAGCAACTGGGAGGATTCGCTGAATATGCCGCTCAAATTCAAAAACTTGAAATCGCTCTTGAAAATACTGCTGGCAGTCAGGCTGAATTCAATCGAGCCATTAAGGCCGCTTCTGATGTAACAAAGACGTTAAATGTACCCCAGGAAGTCGCAATTTCTGGCATGACTCGGCTTTCGGCTGCAGTCAAGGGTGCTGGTGGTCAAATCAGTGATGCTGAGCTTGTTTTCAAGAACGTAACTGCTGCAATCAAAGGAACAGGTGGGGCGGCGCAAGATGTTGACGGTTCAGTTACGGCTCTAGTACAAATTTTTAGCAAAGGTAAAGTATCTGCAGAGGAAATAAATCAAATTGCAGAGCGACTGCCTGGCACGTTTAATTTAATCGCAGAGGCTTCTGGCAGGACAGGCCCAGAGCTGTCTAAAGCGTTGGAGCAAGGAGCGGTCGGTCTTGATGATTTGATGAAATTTATCGTTGAGCTTGGCAACAGATATTCAGAAGTAGCACAAAAAATTTCTGCATCTTCCCAGGACGCTGGCGCAAGACTTACCGTTGCGTTTAATTCAATGCGTCAATCTGTTGGCAAAGCCTTGCAACCTATTGGTGCTGAGTTCCAGGAAGCGTTTGCTGACTTTGTTGAAAACATAACTCCCTTCTTGGCCGAAAATCTACCCAAGATTGCTGGATTTGTCTTAGATCTATCAAAAAATCTCGTTCCTTTGGCCGGCGCTATTGGCGGTGTCGCCGCAGCTCTCGCAATACTGAATGCCAAGGCACTTCTTGCATCGGGAGGCATGACAGCGCTTGCGTCAGCAATTGGTGCGGCAAATCTTGTGGCTCTTGTTAATCCATATGTCGCGCTTGCGGCAGGGGTAGGACTACTTACCGCAAAATTGATTGGAGCCGTCAATAAGCAACGAGAGCTAAATAATCTGATTAAAGGTCAAGGTACGCTTGAGCAATTTAACAATAGATATCAAGAGATTGAGGGGCAAATAACGGCCGCCCAGGAAAAACTTACCGGACAAACAGGAAGACAGGCTCAAGCGACACGAAACAGAATAAATCAACTTAAAAGTTCTCTTTCTGACCTTGAAAAAGTTAGAGGCAAATTTGAGCAGGCAGTCCCTGAGCAAGAAAAAATCACCCCAAGTGATTTCCCCGACCCAACCGGCAAAGACTCCGGCAGTGGTCGCGCCAAGAAAGAACGTGAAAGCCAGTTGCCGCAATTGTTGGCTGAGCTTGCGGTAGCCGAGGAAATTGCTCGAGTTAACGAAAAAATTCGAGAAGCTCAGCTGCAAGACAATCAATTCCTGCAAATCAGACTTGAGGGCGAAAAAAATCTAGCAAATATTGCCGGCGAAATTCGAGCCATTGCATTTGAAAAGATTCCCGCCGATGAAGCCGAAGTTAAGAAAAAGCTTTTGCTTTTGAAATTTGACGAATCGCGTCTTGATACTTTGCAGCGCCTCCGTCAGCTTGAAAAGGAGAATACTAAAGAGCTGACTTCTGGCCTGGACGAAGTAGCCAAAAAATACAAAGAGCAAAGAGAGAAAGGCAGCGCTGTTGCTGAGATGGTGAAAAAGGGCATTACGCCCGCCCTGGCTGAAGCGTATTATGAGATTGATAAAACTTATGAAAAAGAAAAAGAGAGAATTCAGCTAAAAATTGAAGAGCAAAAGCTTGCGATTGCCGGGCTAGACGTAGAAAGCAAAGTTAGGAAAGAGATTGAAAAGCAAATCGAAAACTTAGAAAAACTTTTAAAATTGCGCGGCCAAAAAGTCCCAGAGGCCAAAGAAGACGCCGCAGCGGAAGAAGAAAGAAAGCGACGCGAAAAAGAAGCCGAAGAAAAAGCGCAGCGACTCAAGAATCTTTACGGGGGCATTGTCTCGACAATTGAAGACGGAATCGTTGGCTCGTTTACTGCTGGCATTGAAAGCTTGATTGAGGGCACTAAAACATTGGGCCAAGCTTTGCAAGAAATCGCAAGCGGTGTGCTCAAGGACATTGGTCAGTTGTTGCTTCGCTTTGGCGTAAACGCGGGCTTGCGTGCTGTATTCCCAGGTGCTTTTGCCGAAAAAGGCGCTTATTTCGCAAGCGGTCAAGCAAGTTTTGCCAAAAACAGCATTCAACCTTTTGCCATGGGCGGCATCGTCACCAAGCCCACTTTCTTTAAGTACGCCGATGGTGGCACGTTTAACAATGGCGTCATGGGCGAAGCCGGCCCGGAAGCGATCATGCCGCTCAAGCGTGGTCTTGATGGCAAGCTCGGTGTTGCGGCAAGGCTTGATGGAGCGCTTAAGCGTTACAGGCCGGTGCCAGGTAGCGCGGCGGCAGTTGCTGAGGGCGCAGAGCTTACAACAGGATCTTCGGCCGCAGGGGCTACGGCAATTGATGTCCGCTACAACGTCGAACGAATCAACAACGTGGATTACGTCACCAACCAAGAGTTCCAAGCCGGCCTGCAGCAGGCTGCCAGCCAAGGCGCTGAACGCGGCCAGCAGCTGGCGCTACGCCGCCTGCAGCAATCCGTCACCACCCGCCGGAGGCTTGGAATCTGATGGACATCGCACTCGGCAACTACCTACGCCTCCAAAACCAAAAAGGAACGTCCAGCTTCTACTTCCAAAACTTCTTCATCCAATCCACGGCCACCTTCCAAGGCGACGAGTACACCTTTGTGCCTTACGGTTTCAGCGGCGTAACCGTCAACCGCAGTGGCGACAACACCGAAGCGACCCTGGTCTTCCCAAACAACGAGTTGACCAGGGCCTGGGCATTAAATGCAGTGCAACAGCGCTGGCTGGCCCGCGTCTACGTCATGGCCCTGGATCCAGAGGACACCAGCGTCGGCACTTTGATGCACCAATACAACGGCGAAGTGGCGGCCGGCCAATGGGACGAGACCAGCCTGACGCTCAGCCTTAACACGATTCTGGACGCCGTTGGCTCAGACGTACCGTTGCGCCGGCTGACGCAATCACTGATCGGCAACATCCCAACCTCGGCCAATGTCCGACTGCGCTGATCTGGTCGGCCTGCGATACAGGCTTGGCGCGGACGGCAGCGACGGCGAAATCGACTGCATCCACCTCGTTTACACAGTGCTGGAACGTCTTGACATTGTGAGGCCAGAGTTCAACGAGGACTGGTACAACGCCTCCAGCTACAAGGTCTTGAGGGATCTACTGCGTTGGGGGGTGAGGGTTGATCGTCCTGAGTACGATGGAGACGTGTTGTTGATGACCCAAGGTAATTGGGCATTTGCCGTCGTATGGCTGAGCGGAGTCCTTTACATCAACACCGAGCTGGAAAAAGTGAGCTGGTGTTCGCTCCGTCAGTTAAGCGCGTACCGCTGCTTCCGTACGAAAAGCAGCTGATTGCAACTCTTGGTTGCACAGAAGAAGAGTATCGAAAGTTTACCTACGAAGCAGCCCGTCGCGCCGCAATCCGCCCCGCTGCGTATGACAAAGTTCCCGACATTGTTTGCGATCCCACGGGCGGTATTCTTACAAGCATTGTTATCGGTCTTGCTTTTACTGCCGTCAGTTATTTACTGACGCCGAAGCCTAAAGCTCCATCTGAAACACAGGATGTTCGACAGCGCCAGCTGCGTGGTCGCAGAGGCAGCGACCGTTTTCTCGCCACTAGCGGTTTCGACTCAGTTGCCGAACTAGCAAATTACGGCGACCCAATCCCCATCATTTTCGGCAAATACACTGGTACAACCGGCGGAATGCTGGTGGCACCCAGGCTGGTGTGGTCCCGCGCCTTCAGTCTCGGCTCCCAGCAATCGGTAAAACTGCTGTTCGTTGTCGGCGAGCAAGGCCTAGGTGATGGCATCGAACCGCCCGATCTGACCGGAATTTTTCTGGGTAACGCACCGTTAGACGCCATCTTCAAAAACACTTTTGCCTTTTACTGGAAAAGAAACACAAACAACGCGACTCGAATCACCGCAAACAACTTGGTGTACGGCACCAGAGGTGCCCTAGACGCGGGCGACATCCAAACAGCAGACGACATTTACCTCTGCCCGACAATTACATCTGCCCAAGATACGGGTTTCTGCCAGGCATATACACCGAGCAGCAGCAGTCAGTTCGGTGTGTACTCGGCGATTCCAAACGGCACGAACTACAGAGTCAACTGGAAAATTGTCGCCATTCCGCGCCTTGATAAGGACAGCAAAGTGGATGACCCAGATAACGACCCAGGTCGCGCCCTTCTGCTGGAGCGAGTCAAGATTGCAGGCGACTACGGCCTAAAAGGCGACGGCGATACCCCGAAGTGGGTAGAGGTTATCAAGGCCGGCCAGAAAGGCACCGGAAGAAATTATGGACGCCGCATGGGACTTATCTCAGTAAACGGCGTAAAAGTCACTGGTACAAACGAAACAGAGACTCGCCAAGTCGCTGTGGGCGACAAAGCTGTGTTCAGAATAGAAAGAGGCAATATACGGAAAAATAAATACTATTTTAAACAAACAAAAAGCACCCAAGTAGACGACATCAATGATGAGATTTTTGAAGGTCAGCAGGATGCAGACGATGCACTGCAGATCGGCGAGACCTTCATGATCGGTCGCACAATCTGGATTGTTGAAGCCCGCTCCAAAGAAATCTTTAAATCCGGCCAGCAGGAGATCACACTTCGCTGCCTAGAAATTTTTGGCAAAGGATCTAACAGCGCCTTGGTCGGTCTGATCAGCCCCCGCATGATCCGCCGAGATTTCTATTTAAGCAAAGACGAACTGCCGAAGGGCAGCACAGAAGTGCCCCAAAACGCTGGCGCAAACTACTACCCCTTGCTGCGGTTTGCCCTCGGCGTGGTGCGTAATACAAGAGCCTGCGACAGCACCGAAATCGGTATTCGCAGTCAAGTTTGGCAAAAGGCAAACGGTCTTTGTAATTTCAATTCTCTGCCCACACCACGAGAACTAAAGAGGGCTGAAAAAAATCGAGTAGCGCTGCAAAGCGGCACTATGGACATCTACATGCGCCGCACTACTGCGTTCTCAGTTTTCTTGCGGCCAGCAGGCGTCAACGCACAAGGCGACGAGTTTGCGTGGGAGCCACTGGGACAAACCTTTTGCATTAGCGGCAGAACGCCTCAGGACCAATTCAACTATCTGCGTTTTGTCCACCCAGAACAAGGCCAATTCGAGTACAGGTTTGTCCCCAACCCTGGCACAGACGTAGCACGCAGGTTTACCGACGACTTCCAGCTGCTGCAGCTGGACGCCAAAAATGGCGGCTACATCGGCAGCAACTACCAGACCGCATACGGAGTTTTTCAGGTAAGCACAGCAGGCAGATATGTACTTGCTGGAGACATCAAACTCAACCGTCAGATGACGACGGGCCTAGAAAAAATTGAAGAACCGATTGAAGAGACTATACCGAGCGCAGTAAACGTATTTGCGTACCTACCAGACAGCGAGGGCGGTGCTGTAGTAGCAGAAGAACTTCAGTTTGTCGAGTGGTTGCCTGATGGTTTTACTAAAGGAAGAGCGGCAGTAACCTTGGTCGAGCTTTTTGGCGCTCCTCAATTTTCGGGTCAAACAGGAAAAACAGAACTAGTAAGCATCAGTGGTGAAAGGTCAATCACAATTGAATATAGCGCCACAGTAGATACTGCATACGCTGATGACGACCCTAATTTCCCCGGCCAAATTCAGTGGAACACAGATGGAGTTGCATTGAAAGTAATTAATAGTTCTGGCGGCTGGAACACGGGTGAAGTGTTTAACAAAGTTATTCCAGTTACGTCTGCAAGCGCTACTTACAACAGGCCCTACAACCTACCTTCCGCTGGCCTGCGTATTAAAGTAACAAAAACAAGCAAGACAAAACCCAAAGGCAAGACTTCGGGTTTTCTGTGGGAAGTCTTGGGTGACCAACAGAAATACACAGTTGGCACACAACGCACGGCTGTAATCAACGGAGTATCCGAGGCCGGTAACGATATTGAAGTTACAGTTTCAGCTGTTGTCGAAAAAGCGAATAAAACGAGGATTAAAAATTTCCCAGGGCAAACAAAGGGTTATGACTTAAACAGTATTAAATACACCGTAAACAAAGAGGGAACCACCGGAACATGGGTCAAGGGCGAAAAAATCAACCTGACTGTAACGGTAAGCAACGGCAACCCTTTTAGAAAAGCTGGCACAACTGTCGGAGTAACTCTTATAACATTGGGACTTGAAACTGTAGTTATTGAACCTTCAACTAAAGCAGAAAGATTTTTTGAATTGGGAAGTCAAGTTGCTGACCTAAGTGTGTACGGCTCTCTGCTCACAAAAAGCAACGAAAGCGCTCCAGAGCATGAGATTGTTTACGTTAACGAAACTATCGCTAATGACATAATTCCGCAGTACCAAAATCTGACAATCGCGGGGCTATCACTTAAAGCAAGCCGCAATTTTACCTCGATAGATCAAATTCGCTGCTGGCTCAAACAAGGCATTCCGGTGCAACGCTTTCTGCCATCTGAAGCA